ATGAAAATAAGATCTTTGGGCAATACAAGTTTTGATTTGATATTCGAAACATTTAATAGGACTTTTGCTGCCTATGATACTCGAGAACAGGAACAGTGTGAAAATATCTGATATGCCCAACGAAATTAGATCTGTATCTATCGGAGCATTCGATATGATAGCTGATTTCTGGGATTTAGGGGAATGTTACTGTTGGAAGACGTTTTTCTAAGGGGGTAAAAACGATAGAGGGAAAGCTGTGATACTGGAATAACCTCGTTAAATGCCTTATTATTAAAAGAATAACGGTCGTAAGTAGGAGAGAGGTACACAAAACGAAAGGTTTACACTGCTTTACACTGGGTTTACATTGGAGCCTGATTTGAACACCTGTTTGAGTACACGTCTTTACATTGATAACACAATGGCGAAAGATCACGCCGATAAAAGTGGCGAAAAGTTTCGATAGTATGGCAGAGTAGGAGAGATCACCCGATACAATGAGAACGGAAGCCGTCCGGGAGCTTATTTAAGGCTCTCTGGCGGCTTTTATTATGGCTGGACGATAAAGTGTACCTTCGTGATAAAGAACGTTTGAAACAGACCATTAAAAGATTAAAGTGGGAGAGGAGAAGGGGATATAAAAGCGGGTGGGGGAGGTTCTAATGTTGCTGGCGTTTGAGAGCTGTTTAAAGGACGTTCAAGGGGTAAAAAATTGTTTGGGGTGACACTTGGGGTTACGTTTGGAGTTACACTTTTCTCAATGCACAAAACGAAATTATTAGTTTGGGGTGACGTTTGGGGTTACACCTTTAATGTGGTTATAAACGTTTTCGGCTTATTAAACTGCCTGAATATACCCCTTTTCTTTCGCTTTTTTGCGTTTAAAACGGTACAAATTACAGTATAAACGGATACAAACTACCCCGTTCTATAAATCAATCGTTCTATATATATGCCATATAAATAGCTTATTATTAGCAAAGTATGTGTTTTAATAGTTTGTAAAGCGCTTATAAAAGTGTGCGTGTTGTCCTTTGTATTGGTTTTAAGCTGTCTGGAGGGATATCCACCTCCTTTCTGTTTTAGTATTTGGAAACACGTTTGCCATTTATTATCCGGCATCGGCACATATTGCATTTTCTACACCCGATCCACCAGAATTTTTTTCTATTGCCGTTTTTAATTGAACGACTTCCTGTTTTAATTTTCCCACCTCTTCAGCCAGGTTCCTGATCTCTGCATCTTTTTTTGCTATTACATTGAGAAGTTTATCCTCGATATTTTCGTTTGTTATTTCCCGGATCATTTCGTTTTGATGCTGCTGGAGCTTCTCTCCTCCTCCGGTAAATACCCATACTGGCGATAAATCAGGATAAGCGGCGAAAAGTTTTGTAAGTGTATCCTCTGTAATACCAGTTTTACTCTCCAGTGTCCCTCTGGATATGCCAGTGAATGAGTAAAAGTCCCTTTTACTGATCCCCAAATCTTCGACAAACTGCAAAATTCTTTGCTTTATTGGCGAAATATTTTGTTTTTCCTCTTGCATGTGGCGAAATCTTTTGTATATTTGCAGAGTCTTAACCCGGTTAAGACGCCGTAAATGTATATAAAATAACTGATTTGGCAATGGATAAACTGAAAGCAACTCAAAAAGATACAAGCAATAGACCGGCTTTTATGCAGTCGGTCGTCGATTTTTTGTTTGAGTCTGGCTGGTATTCGGCTGGCGAAAAATTGCGTAAGGTTCACGAAAGCACCTCCAGAACTTTGACGCTGGTTTGTGGAGACGACGACGATCGAATGATCCACGAGGCTCTCCGATCTTTCGGCCTGGGTCACGCTTTCCTCGCTAAAAACGGAGTAACATACATTATCAAATGAAATTTTAAACATCTATTAATATGGACGATAAACAGATTTTTTTACCAACCGAGGTCAAAAAGGAATTAATGAAAGACTTTAAGACCAATAAGGTTACGCTCTGGAATGCGCTCACCTTTAAGACAAACAGTTCCTTTGCTAATATGCTGCGTAAAGCCGCCTTGGAGCGTGGCGGAGTTTTATACGGTGACTCCAAACGTAAAGAAGGATATACTCCAACTTGTGATACTGATTTTAATACGGCTGCTCACACGATGATCCAGCGTTTTGGTGAACGGGTTAAGCTGATCGCCAGCACGGTCTCTGGATCAGTCCAGGTTTTTGTCGATGAAGAGTTAAAAGTCTCCTACGATATTAAAACCCTGGAGGAGCTCGGCGAAATACAGACAAACGTCGAGGCTCTGGCCGGCGAATTAAGTCGTCAGCCTTATTTACAGGCTTCTGGTATTTAAGCGATTAAACAGTAACAAGATGGAATATTATAATAAAATGATTTGTGTAACGGTTGATGACCTGACCCAGGATCACGACGGTAAGGCGGTTATGACACTTGCGAATTATAAGCAACTGGCCGCCCGTCACCGATTGATGATCGCCCGTAATGCTGGAGGTCTGGGTGTGTATGCCCTTGTTATATATTCCTCCCTTCCGGAACGTTTTCGCCTTCGCTTTGAGGAGATTTACGGGAACCCGGAAGATATTATCAAAAAAGAAAGTATGGACGATAAAATCTTAAAAATCGATCCTGAAGCACGGGAGTTTTACGATCGCTATACGTTAGCAAATGGAAAACACCTGGTACAGGAAAAGATCGAGGAGTACACGATAAATGCTTCCGTTTTGCGTGAATTGCTGATCCTTTTAAACGAGCGTACAGCAAAAAATAAGGCTCTGGGCGGCGGTATCCCGAAAGATTTATGGGATAAAGCCCTGAAGTTTGTTGAAGGATACCGGTGTAAATATGAACATACCCTCCCTAAAACGGTGAAGGGGCTCCGGGAGAAATTAAACGCCTATAAAACGGAGGGGTTCTCTGCTCTGATATCTAAAAAGATCGGCAATGAAAACACCCTGAAGATCATCGAGGAGGCTGGTAATATGATTATCGCTTTAAAGCGCTGTAAGGTACCGGTATATAATAACGCCCAGTTATTTGATAAGTATAACGAGATCGCTCTGGAGAAGGGATGGAAACCTTTAAAGAGTATAAATTCTCTGGTTCAATTTCTGGAACGTCCAGAGATTAAGCGTTTGTGGTTTGATGCTGTTTATGGAGAACTGACCGCCCATCAAAAATATAGTCGTAAAAATAAAACGATCCTTCCTGGTATGCGGGATGCTCTCTGGTATGCCGACGGTACCAAGTTGAACCTATTTTATAAAGATTACGATAAAGACGGAAAACTGAAGGTTTGCACCACTCAGGTGTACGAGGTTATGGACGCTTACAGCGAGACTCTCCTGGGGTATCATATAAGTGATAGCGAGAATTACGAGGCTCAGTATAACTCTTTCAGAATGGCCGTACAAACCGCCAAATGTCGCCCCTACGAAATTGTAACAGATAACCAGGGAGGTCATAAAAAACTCGAAGCAACACAATTTTTTGAACGAATATGTCACGTTTTTCGTTTCACTGCTCCTTATTCAGGGCAAAGTAAAACGATTGAGAGTACATTCGGGCGCTTCCAGGCTCAGGTATTACACCAGGACTGGCGTTTTACTGGTCAGAATATCACCGCAAAAAGTGAGAAAAGCCGCCCAAATATGGAGCTTATCGAGGCAAATAAAGATAATTTATATACACTGGCAGAGCTTAAAGCGGCTTATCTTAAAGCCCGAACCCTATGGAATAACTCCAAACACCCAGCCACGGGTATCGCCAGAGCCGAAATGTATAATACCTCTGTTAATCCGGAGACTGTAAAAGTCGATAAACTCGATTTGATCGATATGTTCTGGATGACTACTCAAAAATCGAGTACGTTCACCGCCAGCGGGATCACGATCGAGGTCGATAAAAAGAAATACACCTATGAGGTGTTGAAGGAAAACGGTATGCCCGACCTGGAGTTCCGCCGCTTACATACCTTCCGTAAATTTCATGTTATGTACGATCCTCTCGATATGACTCAGGTACGACTTTATATTAAAGACGCCTCCGGTATGAGGTATGTCGCAACGGCTGAACCTTATGTCGAAGTACACCGGGCGATCCAGGAACAAAAACCCGGAGAAATGGAGTTTATCCGCCAGATGGATATCCAAAATAAAAACGAAAGGGTTCAGCTCCAGTTACTGGCGACGGAACTCGAAACCTCTCACGGCGTTGCTTTGGAACAACATGGACTCAATCGTCCAAAGCTCCGGGGGCTTAGTATGAAAGCTGTCGAAACATTAATGGACTCGGCCGTTAAAAAAGCTCCTAAACATGAGGAGATCGTGGACGTCGGCCAACTTACCAAATTTACCAGCAATCTCACATTTAACGATGTCGCCTTATTAGATAAATATTAATAATTAAAACTATACAGATTATGAACGCTTTAACAATTAACGAAAAGGATGCAATCCGGGACGCTTTAAAAACGTATTGTAACCGGTACCCCAGCCAGAATAAAGCCGCTGCGAGCCTTCGGAACGTAAGCGCCGGGACGATCTCCACAATATTGAACTCTAAATATGAGACAATTTCGGATGATATGTTTCGGAACATACTCTCCCAGGTGGGTACGACTCAACAAACGAGCGGAGTCCAGATCGTTGAGACGACCGCCTTACATGAGATTATCTCCGCCATGAAAGACGCCCAGGAGTGGCAAGATGTAACCTGGGTGGTCGGTGCCTCCGGTTGTGGTAAAACAACCGCCGCTAAAGTTTATCAGGATCAGCACAAAGAAGTATTTACTCTACTTTGTAGTGAGGATATGAAAAAGGGAGATTTTATCCGGGAGTTGGCGGCTGTGATCGGAGTTAATCCGAACGGTCATAATATCCGGGAGACCTTAAAATCGATCATCGCCCGTCTTATCCAAATGGAGAACCCTCTTTTGATTTTTGATGAAGGAGATAAACTTACTGACCTGGTATTTCACTACTTTATTACTATTTACAATCAATTAAAAGACCGTGTGGGGATTATTTTCCTTTCGACCTCTTACATTAAGAAACGAATGGAAAGCGGCTTAAAATGTAATAAACGGGGGTATCAGGAAATGAACAGCCGGATCGGTCGTAAATTTTATGAGGTATCGGAAAATACGGCACACGATGTATATGCCGTTTGCTTGGGCAATGGATTAAGCGACAAAGAAGCAATAACCCGGATTATTGATGATGCAGCCGAATATGAAAACGACCTGCGTCGGGTAACAAAAAAGATCAGGATCGAGAAAAAACGCCTGGCGGCATAAGTAATAAACCACTATTCAAACGGCGTTCAAATACTGTTTGAATAGGTAACGATAGAGTTTAATATGGCAAATAAATTACCGCAAACAGAAGGGCAAACAGAGGAGAAACTTCGCCGGGCTTTATCGGTAACGGAGGCGCTGAAAATGAAAAAGGAAACGCTCCCTTTTACCGACAAATGGCTGGAGGCTTTCGGTACTCCTGAGCGTTATGGTGTCTGGTTTATTTGGGGTAATAGCGGGAACGGAAAGACCCATTTTGTAATGAAGCTGTGTAAAGAGCTGGCAAAGTTCGGTAAAGTCGGTTACGATAGTCTCGAAGAGGGTGCAGGTTTGACTATGCAAAATACCCTTATTCATTGCGGTATGCAAGATGTAAACGGGCGCTTTATGCTTTTGGACTGCGAACCGATCGAGGAATTAAGTAAACGTCTCCTAAAGCGTAAGAGCGTGGATTTTGTCGTAATAGACAGTTTTCAATACACCCAAATGAGTTATAAAACCTACCTGAAATTTAAGGAGACTCACCGTAATAAGCTACTGATTTTTATCTCACATGCGGACGGGAGGAGTCCTTCCGGGAGAGCGGCAAAGAGTGTGATGTATGACGCCTCCTTAAAAATCTGGGTTGAGGGTTATCGGGCTTTTTCTAAAGGTCGCTTTTTCGGATCGGTCGGTCATTATACCATTTGGCCAGAAGGAGCCGCCGAATACTGGGGAGAAAATTTATAAATAATAAAATTATGGAAGCATTAACAGCATTACGTCGGGCGTTTCGCCTGAAAGAGAACAAAGAACTGGGGCGTAAGTTCCCCCCGGAAGTATTAAAACATATTGTGGACGCCATGAAAGATTATGCGGGTTCTAAGTGTAACGAACAACGTGCGATCTGCCAGGGAGTATTTAATGATGTGTACGATTTAGACGATACGGAAATGGCAATGAGTAACCTTTACACCCTGGATGAATTGAAAGAGTGTGAAACTCCTGATATGGATTAAATTATGAGTCAGTTTGATGAAATATTAACGATCGTGCCGAAAGAGTTCGAGGAGTGTAAATCTCCGGAGACTTTTGTCAGTAAAGTACACGACTGTCCCCGGTGTAACGGCCGTGGATATTTCCTTCCGACTCAGATCGGATATGACGAATGGCAGAATAACCCGTGTGAGGCTTGCAACGGTACCGGAAAGATAAGAGCAACCGTAACGATACAATGGTCTCCGGAAAGTAGTAATCAAATAAAAATAGATAAGCGTATGGAAACAGAAAACAATAATTCCGAAAAACAGATAGTCGAAGAACTGGGCGAAGGTCGTCCGTTTATTCTTGATACCGAGATCGTCGATTATAACGAATTAACTAAACTGGAATACATGGCGATAAGGATCGCCCAGGGAATGGTCTCAAACGCCCCTTTAATGACAAATATAGATAGCTTTTGTAATCAGGATAAAGAAGCCGCCCGGAATGTGATCGCAACCGAAGCGGTGGAGTTATCCAGGGCTATCATTAAACTATGTGAGGAGGAACAACAATGACAAAAGTAAAGAATTACACCCGTTTTTACGCTCTTTTAAAGCGTATGCCTGGTACTTCTGACGACCTGAAGGAACAACTCGTTTCACAATTTACCGGAGGGCGGACGGAACACCTGGGAGAAATGAAACAAGGTGAATACGATGCGATGTGCAATTCGATGCAGAATACCGTAAACGGCACCATCGGAGACGCCGATTTTAAAGCTCAAATTAAAAGTTACCGATCAAAGGTTTTGCACTGGCTCCAGAAAATTGGTGTCGATACGACTGACTGGGATCGTGTGGACACCTATTGTCTGGACTCTCGTATCGCCGGTAAAGTTTTTAAAAAGCTGACGATCCCGGAGCTGGAGGCACTGATCCCGAAATTGAAGTCAATCTCCAGGAAGGCTAAAACAACACCCCCAAAGGAGCCGGAACCAAAGGTCGAGATCGTGATCCCTCCGGAGCTTTTATCCTCTCTCCTGAATGTACCTGATTATATGCTGAATTAAAAAGAAAGGAGCCTACAATGAAAGGAATATGTTTTAAAAAGTCACTGCTACTAAGTTCCGTTGCAGGAACGAAAATACAAACCAGGCGTATCGATGCCGGAAATAATACTCCCCGGTATAAGGTCGGAGATAAACTCTATTTGAAAGAACCTTATATCCCTGATCCGGAGGGTAACGGATATCGGTATAAGTATGACGCCAGTCGATTTATTGAAGAGTATAAATACGACTGGAAAAATAAATTATTTATGCCTGAAGAGGCCGCCCGGTACTACATAGAGATAACGGGGGTTACTTCTCAGAACTTACAAGATATAACCGAGGAGGAATGTTATAAAGAAGGGATTGTCGTCTTTACTCCACCCGACAAAGCTCCTTTGTACATGGCTGAGGTCGATAATTATTTAATCGCTGAACCGAGCGCCAGGGAGGCTTACGCCGAACTGATCGATCGGATAAATGGGAAAGGTACCTGGGAGAGTAATCCTCTGGTTTGGGTGTATGATTATAAATTAACAACGAAATAGAAAGAAACTAATTATGAAATTCAGTGATTTAAAACCTGGTGATAAATTTAGATTTTACGGAGGTGCGTTAAATATGACCTATTTATTTGTAGGTAAAAGGGTTCAAGGAAAGGACGTGGACTGTTTATATGCACAGGATGGACAAACAGTATATGTATATGATGATGTAGAGCCTAAAGGGTTAAAATCAATGTGTTCAATTACTAACAAAGATGTCGTTTTAAAAAAAAAGTAAAACAGAATAGAAATGAACCAACAAGATTTTGACAAAGCGATAAAAAAACTTCCATCGCCAACAGAAATAGATGTCGATATATACATTATCCCCAGCATTGATACAGGTTGTCGATTTATTTTCCGCAAAGAGCATTTTTATATCAGCCCACAGGGAGTAAATTTAGTCATGTGGGTTTTAAAAGAGATAGAATATTCATAACAATAAAAAAATGAACAATGCAAAAATTTATATAGAGAGCAATAGCGTAAAGTTATCCGAACATTCGGGCGACTATGAGGCTGTATCTAAATACCACGCATTAAAAGCGCTCGAAATGCAAGAACAAAATTATGCTTGGCATGATTTGACTGTAAATCCAGATGACCTTCCAGAACACAGAGAAATCGTAATAGTGAAAATGAAATTCGATATGTATCATTACGCTATTGGTACATACAGTCAGATTGATGGTAAATGGTATTTGAGAGAAGATGACGAATTTTATCAAACAGATAAAGAAGTTACCAAATGGCAGAAGATTAACGATTAACAAGATAGTAAATATGAAATATATCGTTTTTGAGCAAGATTTAACGGGGCTAAAAATGCCGGTTGTTTTTCCGGATCATATAACCCATAGTCAAATAAAGATAGAAGGCTCTCGCCCAGTATCAGCCGGATTTTGTCAGGTTGGAACGGAAGAGATCGTAACTATTGAACCCCACAAAAGTGATAGTTTAAATCTCGCTCCAATGCCTGGAGATCGGGAGCTTATCGTCGCTGTATTTTGTAATGCCGGTATTTATGCTTTTATGGGGATTATCCCTGATATTTAATTTATTAACTCTAAAAAAAGAAATTATGGTTGCAATAACAGTAAAGGACACCGAGTCTGATCGGAGTATGATCCTGGAGGTGACGGATCACGGCGACACGGCCGAAATGAAAGTGAAATTTGAACCTCCTCTGGAGGGAGAACATAACGATCTCTGGGGCATTTTGGCCGGTCGTGTTTTAGATTTATTAAAGGAGAATGATTTATAAACGAATAAAAAATTAATGTTATGGATTACAGTAAATTAACACCAGAAGAAAAGGAACAGCTAAAGCAACAAATGGAAGCTGAAGAAAAAGCGAAACAGTTAAAAATCCAGGAGGATCGAGAGACTTATAAAGACCTCGTGGATAAGTTTGTTATCAACAATGTAAAGACGTTGCAAAACCTGAGTAGCCAGATGATGCAAATAAAAAAGAATGTTTTCGACTCTGCCGAACTTCTTATCGATATGAAGGACGACCTCTTTAAAACAAAGGCTGACCGGCGTAGTAATACATTTACGACTCAGGACGGGCGTATGAGTATAACTCTGGGTAATCGTATAAATGAAGGCTGGGACGACACGGTGAACGCCGGTATTTCAAAGGTCAAAGAGTATTTAAGCTCCCTGGCAAAGGATGAAAACTCTGCTGCCCTGGTTGATACGGTTATGGGGTTGATGGCGAAGGATCGTAAAGGAAACCTGAAGGCGAATAAAGTCCTGGAGCTGGAGAAGCTCGCCGTTAAAACCCAGGATAAAGAGTTCTTGGACGGTATCGCCATTATTAAAGACGCTTATCGTCCGGTTCCGACTTGTCAGTTTATCGAGGTAAGTCTGAAGGACGAAAAAGGAAACGACGTTAAACTCCCGCTTTCGTTGGCGGCCATGTGATATGGAACGGATTAAAAACCTTTTCGAGGAGAAGCTGGCGCCCATTCTCCGGGCGTTGGCCTCCTGCCGAACGGCGGATCAGTTGAACGTTACCAGAGTGTGGGGCGTCGGGGTGATCCTTCGACTGGCGGATCAGATCGAAAAGACCGGCAATATCCAGGAGAAACGGTTCGTAAAGAGTTATAAATATTATATTACTACTCAGATAAATGAAAAATATATGGAAAAGAAACCAGAGACCGACGTCCTTACGATTGTCCGGAAAGTACCTCCCCACGTGAGCGTCTGTCGTACTTGCCTTGGTGTCGGTAAAGTTTATACAGTGCAAGATAAAAGACACGTTCTCCGGGAATGTTCTGACTGTTGCGGTACCGGAAAAGTAAAAGTAAGCAGCACGATAACGACCAGGGTACAGCCTTTTATTCCCGGTAAGGATGATATCGGGAAGCCTATATCGATAGATTGATTTTAACCCTGTTAATAATTGCCTGTAAATTTGGAGTTTACAGGCTTTTTTATGCTTGTAATATTGCCGATTAAGGCGTAAAAACCTACTTTTGTGTATAAAATAACACCCATGTCAAAAGGAAGAAATAAAGAACTTATAAGTCTCCGGGATGAAAAGCTCCTCCGCCGGTACTATTACTGGACGGAAGTACAGCGTCTCCGTTTCGACGACGCCCTGAAGGTACTCTCCAGGGAGGAGTTCTTTATTTCTGAAGAAAGGATCATGGCGATAATTCGGGAGAACTGTCATAAGATCGACGATATTGTGGTAAAGCCGGTACCCAGGGTAAAGAAACCCCGGATAACGGCCGCCCAGTTGTCTCTCTTTACAGAGGATTAGCTGCACTATTATCGTGATAGTTGAAACGGAAGGTCGTTTCGTACACTTTAATTTGTCCTGGTAGTGCGTAATCGGTACCTTTTACCCTTTTTAGCGGACTCATATCTCTGGAGTTCCGGTATCCTTGCAAAATTTTATACAGACTTTTATTCTTTTCCAGACGCTCCCGGATTTTATCGGCCGTTCCGGAGGTGTAATGTGTATCGTCGTAACAGTCGATGGCGAGCTTTACCGTGATCTCACACGTTCCTTTCTGAACACCGACTCCGATATCCGTCCACTCCGACTCTATATTCCCGATCAGGACACACGGGAATGTTACCGGATAGGTTTCTTCGTCTGTAATTAACTGGCCGTAATCTTCATCTACGAGGCTGAGTCCCGGCAACATGGAGGCGATCCGCTCCTGGATTGATAAAAATATTTCTTCCATATTTTACGAATTTAGAATTTTACGAATTTCTGTTTCTGTTTTGCCAGCGATTTTTTCGTCGAGTTCTTTACTCTCGCCGATAAACTGGCGCTGGGGCATTTTTATTCGGAGTTTCTTCTTTTTTGTGAGAGCGAGCTTTTTCCATTGGATAGCCTCTGGCGGATCGTCCGTTTTGCCATTTTCCTTGCCTTCTGCGCCCTTTTTGGTTCCTCCTCCGGCCTGGTAATACTTCGCCCAGGCGAAACGGCGCATTTTGGGCGTAACGGTCGGATGTAATGTTCCACCCCAGTTGTGGGCAGGGGCGTATATAACATCATTACTGACTTTTACTCTCCCATCGGATGGGACATATTTAATACTCCCGTATAAAAGGTTTCTCCCACTGAGTAAGGTACCGTAATTACTTCCAGCGTCTTTTCCTCCGGAGGATAACCGTCTGGCCTTTTTCCACTTCTTCAGTCCGCCGTTCATAAAACCTCCTTTCCGGAAATTTTCCTGATAATGATCTTTAGCCAGGCGTCCGGCGTGGATTGGCATTTTACGGCGGAAGAGGTCGTCGAGCTCTTTCTTCTTTTTCTTTATTTCCTGATTAAACTCTTTTATATCCATTTCTTTCTTGTGTTTCAAAAAAAAGTTTATATTTTTGCAGAAACGATGTTTTAATACATCAATTTTGCCAATATGAATATACCGGAACAAGTAAAAAAAGCAGCAGAAAGCCATGTTGAAATGTATGGACTTTCTTTTAATTACCTTGGTAAATATCAAGGTAAGGATGCTTTTCAATTCCATTTTCCAGATGACGCAAACACCGGTTTTCCTTTTGTCTATTTATTCGATGGCGCCAGTGTCACAGAAGTAACCGGATTTGAAGCCCTTGATATAACCGGACTATTGGTCGAAAATATCGATGTGGTCGATGTTGAATAGCTTATTGTCTATTCGCATTATTCCTCGACAATTATGTATTTTTTCCGAGCCATATTTAGCTAAGTATTCGAGATCGTGACTTTCTCTACCTGATCCTTTGGAGTTATCCAGTTGAGGTTCTATATATCTTAATTCCCCGTTAGAAAATCTTTGTAGGATAGTAGCATGGCCACCCCCACCTTTCCAGCCGATACTTAACTCATAAATGCCTTCTTCTTTACATATTTCATTAAAGAACTCCAGATAACGTTTTTGTGTCATTTTTAAGTATCCTTTTGCTGTAAGCCAGTCATTCATACTGGTGTGTTGTGCGGGTGTTCCATCGATGTTTTTCCAAACCTCCCACGCATTCATACCTCTGCTTAAATATTCGAGCTTCGACCCTTTGGTATTAGATTTTGCCGTAACATTAAATCCTTTGTAGCGTAACACATAAGCCGGTGCACAAGTCTGACAGTTGATGCCATAACCTTTTTCCTTGCCATAATTCGGGTTTGCGTGTTGCTTGTCGGCTTCTTCAACAGTCATCGGCTTGCCTTTTGTAATATTGAGAGCCTTTTCTATTTCAAGATTATGCCTGGCAATGGCCATTTTTTCTTCTTCTGTAAGGTTATCCGGCATTTCTGCAATCATTTCTTTGATACGTTTCAGTAATTTGTCTGCGGCCTTTTTCGCTCCCGGATATGCCTCTTTGATGTAGGGATGGTCGTCGGAAAATAACTTTGCATCCTTACCTGGATTATTATCCAGTCCCGGATCAGGTTTGTTTCCAGGAATACTTTCCGGTATTACTGTTGGCTTTTCATCAGTAGAAGAAAGTCCACATTTACAATTCCAACGATCCCCCGGCCGGTGTTCTGACCAGAACGGGTGATCTATCGGTAAGATAGTCCCCCAGAATTTTTGATGATCCGCCCCCGGATGGATACTGGTACTCGGTATCCATTTCAGGTTCGGGAGGATATCTTTTTCCCTCTCGAATTGTTTCCATTCGGCCGCCTGGCGAGCCCGGAGGATGGCGGTGTCATATTCCGTTTTGAGCCATTGATCTTTATGTTGTGGGCTTACATATTGCTCAGTATCTCGTTTAAACTCCTCAAAAGACTTTAAATTCCCTTTTTCGTCGAGTAGCTGGCGAACTATATCGTTCTGCCAGCGGTGAGTCTTAAAAGCCGCAAAAACGGAAGCGTCATTTTTAAGCGCATTGTAAAAGTCGAAATCCGGATCATTCTCCTGGCGAGCTCCGAACCCTTTATCTATTGCTTTATTCATGGTCTCCCAGGTAGCGTTAAAAAGGTTCTCCTCTATCTCTGTCATCGGATTAAAATCCTTTTCATAGATACGTTTCAGGGCTTTTTTGAGGGCTGCGTCGTCAAACGTGAAACTACTTTGTACGTCTTTATCGGCCTTCCTGGCGTCACGATAAAGATCATTCATTACCACTCTAAAGCCCCTGTTTCTTTTCCAGGGGCGTCCGAAAAAAAACCGGAGAGCCAGTTTTTGAGGAAATTTTCTTTTTTCTTATCGAGCTTCTCGGCCGGATCAGTTTCCGGATCATCCTCCTTCCCTTTCTTATCGTTATTCGGATCGTCCTTTTTTTCTTGGATATCTTCCGGCTTTTCGGATTGATCCGTCGGTTTCTCCTCCTTTTTTTTCTTCAGCTCCTCGTAATTGGCTGGCTTTTCTATACCGTATGTTTCATAGAAATAATCGTCTGACATTGGGAGCCCGACTCCGTTTTTGAGTTGTGTATCGATCTGAATACGGGCGGATAAGTCCTTATTTTGAGGTACTACGAATGTAAACTCCCCTCCGGAGGTATTTATCCCCAGATTGGTAAAGATATCCGTTAAGTCGTAATTTAAGACACTTAATACCATTTCTCGGTCGGCACGTTCGATTTTATCTTCTACGCTTTGGTGTACGGTTCCGAGTGCCTGAGTACCTACGCCGCCCGTCTCGGTGGTGAGGGTATTACCGAGCTCCAGTTTACTCATTTCGTCATTATTGAACTGGAGAAACGCTTTGTATAAATCGCTACTGGCCGCTTTACTCCCTGAGTCATGCAGAACGATCTCCGTACCTTTTGGATGAACGAATACCGCCGATCCACCCATCGAGTATAAATCCTCAGTCATTTTGTTGCGGGCTTCTTCGTCCCATCCGTCGTAAATTCCCTCTTTCAGGGGGTGCCCGTAAAGCTCGATAAACTGGGCATAATCGGCGATGGCGTTACGTTTATAAATTACATACGGAGCCGCTTTCGAGAGGAGTCCCAGGTCTCTCGGATTACCGACCATAATCAGGTCGGCGTAATCGTCGAAACTTTCCCCGATAATATCGGTTTGACGGCGGAGAATAATCCGTTTAACCGGATTGACGTGTTTACGTGGGATCAGGTCGTAACCGATCCATTCCCCGTTCCGATAAAATTGGAAAACGGAGAACCCGTACTGGATTGTATCGAGGAGATCGGAGAGAAAATTCCTGAACCAGGGTGATCGGAGCTGTTCTCCGATCGCTTCGTCTATTTTACCGTTACGTTTAAATTCTATCGGAGTGTTCAGGATATGGGACTTTCTTTTTTGGATCACGGCGAAGAGGTGAGCATCCGTCAGGACGTCCTCGTATATATCAAACAGTTTTGCCCAGGAGGGAAAATCGACATTTTCCGCCGCTTTGATCGCTTGCATGTAATCGCCGATATCGATCCCGCCTCTCCTGGCCTGGGTGATGATAATCGTTTTTGTTCCCTGTTTTTCGGGTTGCCGGCCGACGTTACCCTGGACGGCTATTTTATTGTATTTCTTTTTCTTTCCCATGACTTAAAAATGATTGATACGTTTATGATTACTTCTCATCTGGTAGGGTGAGCTGGTCTTTTTTTCCTCTTCCGTTTGTTCGGCCGGAGGTAGTCCATCGACGGAGATATCTCCCTTACGGACGGCCTTCAGCCATTCAACGGCTCTCTCGTACCGGTCTTTTCTCATTTGAGATAATTTCTGGGGGTTGTGGATACAAAAGAGATGATATACGGCGATATCGATACACATCATAAGTACAAGTTCATTCCGTGCCTTATCAGTGGCGGCGAATACTTTATCACAGTTGTATCGTCCGGAGAGATAACAGCGCATTTCGCTTATAGCTCTCTCGGAGCATATCTCGACGACCGCTTCGTCCTGGCGTGTAATAGCGTCCAGTATTTCCCGGTGTACGGTTGCGTCGTAATCGTTTTTTGATATAAACTGACTCATATATATAATTTTATAGGTGAATACTTTATCGGCGGTATTTATTATATTTCCGCATAGCTTTTGCCGGGATTACGATCGGCGGGGCGAGCTCCTGCATCTTTTGCTCGATGATCCTCTTTGCACCTTCTATACAGTCGATACCATCGGCCGGATAATCCAGGGCGAGTGTAAAAAATTGGAACTCGTTATCGAGCTCTATCATATTCGGATCGTCTTTTTCATCGATATTCATTACCAGCGTCCCCTCCCTATCCATCGGCTCCAGGTTTGCGTCAATACGGACGGCTTTATCCGTTTTCCTCTCTTCGTCCGGAGTGATGTTTATGTTTATCTTTTGTTTCTTCCGGTGCTTTGCTACTAATGGTTTAAATACCTGTTTGAAAAATGGGTCTTGCATAGAGTTATTTTCGATGTAGTGATAAACGGGAACTCTTCCGGCGACCCACCGGTGGAGCGCAAAATAAAAGTTTATAAAATCGCTGTTTGATCCTTTAAAAATGTATCCTTTGATTATGTATAAAGTCTCGTTTAACATACCTACCAGCCACACCGCTTTCCGGGAGCCCTTCTTGTTTTGAGCCTTCCCTTTTAGCTCGCTTTGTGTCGGGTCTCCGTATGCAACCAGGAAGCGGAATTTTTTCAATGAAGGTATTTTCCCCTTTTTCCTGTTTTTAAATACCTCTCCCTCACTTACGGGATTGTTATAATATTCGCCCTGCTGGGCTTTTGTGCTAATTTTGGAGAGTACCCGGTCGATCATTTTTTCGGAGTTCTTTTCCGGCCAGGTTGATCGTCCCTGTTCGTCTCTGATATTAACGATATCCCAGTGATCGGCCATTTTACCCGCCCTGGTGATACAGCAATCTTTTGCGATAATATTACCGCACCAAAGTATAAGAGAAGGCTCCGAGATGGAACGGGTCGGATAAAGTGCTTTTTCAAACCATGACCATTTCTTCTTTATGGTCTCCGGATTAAGGACGTCCTCGTCTGTATCGAAGTCGTCCATAATTTCGATATCCGGGCGGATCGCCTCGTTACGTGATCCACGGGGGCTCATACCGGCACCGAGAGCACGGAAGGCCACACCTCCTTTTGTAATAAATTCGTTCTCCGTCCAAAATCCCAGGGTCTCCTGCTCTCCGTAATACGCTTTTATGCGTTGGTTTGCCTCCAGGTTTGCCCGGTAAGGTGCAAGCAAACGGGCGGCGTTATCCTGGCTACAACTTGTTAAAAGAACGTTTTTCTTTTTTCCGGTTAGTGTCAGGTACATGACGATAAACATACATACCGTACTTTTCGCCAGTTCACGGCTCCAGGAGAGAACCTCGTACCATTCAGGGTTATCAATGATCCGGACTATTGCTTTTTTGTGGAAATCGGCAAATTCATATTTTGCGTACTTTGGGAAAAAAAATTTAATCCACTCGACGGGGTGCTCTTCCAGGTATTTACGATGCTTTTCGATATCTGCCACGCTCATACCCGGATCGACCTCCGTCGAGTTAGCTATACTATTTTTATATTCCTCCCAGTCCCGGAGGGCGTCACGATCGATCTGTTTCATACCTTACTTTTGTTTAATACTTGTTTTGATAAAGGCGTCGAATAGCCTGGTTATGTTTTTGGCACTATCCAGGTCGATCGGTCGGACGAACTCGATAAAACGGGTTCCTACACTAATAATATCAGCGATACCGGTATCCGTCTCCATTTTCTTAATTGCTGCCGATAACTTGCCCAGGATATCGGCTTCTTTGCTGGAGGCGAACCGTTCTCCCTTTGGCCGTTCGTCGATCGCTTTGTTTATTTCGGCCACTTGCCGGTATAAACTGGCGATTTGCTCCTCCCTGGTGAGAGTGATCCCGACTTTACGTTCCTCCCATTTTTCCGCTTTGATCCACTTGCTAATCGTCTGGCGTGAAACGCCGATTTTTTCGGCTATTTCGGCCTGTGTCAGGTTCTCTTTCAGATAGAGCATACCCGCCCATTCCTTCTTTTGTGCGCTTGTTAAATTTGCCATATTGCCTTTTTTTATAGGGCAAAATTGACATTATAAAAACGAGAAAAAAAACCGTCTATTTATCTTATCATCTTAAAATTATATCGTTCATTCTTAAAGTTTTATGATGCTTTTCCGATTTGCATAACGGTAAAAGTTACCTCAATTTTGCCACATAATCGAGCGGGAAAAACCTCCTCAAAAACGACTTAAAACGATAAGGCATGAATAATTTTTTTAATACGATACCCGGTGATACTCCCTGTATTCTTTTGTATGGGGATATCGGCGACTGTGATAAAGTCAGGAGCGGAGATGTAACCAGGGAGATCAAAGAAATGGAGGCGTTATATTCTGATATCGACGCCCGGATTAATAGTAACGGCGGGGACGTGTACGCCGGTATCGCCATATTTAACGCCTTCCGGAATAGTAAGGCGAATATTACGATTTATATCGATGGTATCGCCGCCAGTATTGCCTCTATTATTGCCCTGTGTGGAAAGCCGGTTTATATGAGCCGATACGCCCGTTTGATGCTTCATAGTATTCAGGGAGGTGCGTATGGCAATAAGAAGGAGCTCGCCGAGGTTATAAACCAGATTGAGTCTCTGGAGAATACTCTGGCGGAGATGCTGGCCGAACGTTGTAAGAAAACGGCCGAGGAGATTAAAGCTCTTTATTTCGACGATACCGATCACTGGCTTACCGCCCAGCAAGCTCTGGACGCCGGTCTTATCGACGGTATTTATGATATGGAGGAAACGGTTCCGGAGGACTCAACGCCGGATCAAATATATACCATATTTAATAACCGGCTGAACTCTCAGCCATTAAATGACAATCAAATGAATTTTGACGAATTGAGAAAACGTCCGGCGTTCAAAAATTGTACGACCGACGAAGATGTACTCCGCCAGATCACTCACCTGGAGACAGAGGCGGATAAAGTTCCGGGGCTCACTCAGGAAGTAACCGACCTGAAGGCCAAAAACAAAGTGTTTGAGGATAAAGCAAAAGCGGACGCCGAAGCGGAAATCGATAATCTGGTCGATATCGCTTTCCAGGAAGGCCGTATCGCTGAACCTCAAAAGCCGACGTATAAGGCTATCCTCCAGGCTGACCGCAAACATGGCGAGGAAATCCTGAAATCATTACCGGCGAAACGTCGTGTAATGAACGATCTCCACAAACCGGCGGCCGGTGGATCAACGTCCAGCCCGTGGGACGACGAAATGAATAAAATCCGTGAAAAGAACGGATATACTGTGTAATCCCTAAAATTAAAAGCTAATTATGGCAATAGTAATTGTAAACACCAACTATGAGGGTGAGGTACTGGAAAAGCTCCTCACCAAAGCGTCCACGGGTAACGAGCTCGTTCAAAAAGGGCTGATCCGTCTGGAACCGAATGTAACAAAGAAATTCTCTCTCCCCCGCATGAAAACGGGTAAGATGCTCCAGAAGCGTAAGGAAATGCCGAAACAGTCGGATAGCAAAGGAGACTTTAAGTATGACGAACGTGTCCTGATCCCGCAGGAGTTTATGGCTTTTACTACTTTCAACCCTCGTACCTTTGAGAAGGTATGGCGTCCGTATCAGCCGAAGGGAAACCTCGTATTTGCCGAGCTCCCTCCTGAAGGACAAAACGAGCTTTTGAATGAAATGGCGAAGGTCGTTAATTTCGAGCTGGGCGGTCACTTTATTAACGGAGTTTTCGGTGACGATGACGATCACCTGTTCGACGGTCTTTTAACTCGTATGCTTTCTGATGTGGACGTGATCCGGGTAAAGACAACGGAAACCAGCATGATTAAGAAAATGCAGGCTATCCGTCAGGCAACCCCGGAAGTCCTCCGCAACGATCCCCGCTTTAAGTACATTATGAGCGTGAACGATGCGGATCAGTATGATAACGAACTTACCTCACGAGACTCCAAAGGAGCCAATTGGACGGAAAAGAACGCCCAGCGTTTCAAAAATACCACGATCGAGGCTCTCTCCCAGTGGCCGGACGGTATAATTATCGGAACCGTTGCGACGATGGATATCGATACAAATACGTGGGGATGCGTGAATCTTCAGGACGATATGGACGTGATCCAGATTGATAAGCTGGAGAACGCCGGAGAGCTTTATTTCTTCAAAATGCTGATGACCGCTGACACAAATACGGCTTTCGGTGAAGAGGTTGTCCTGATGGATACCCGTGTAAATAAAGCCGCCAAACTGACCGGTACCACCGTAACGTTAAACGCTTACTCTTGCGTGATCGAGGCGAGTCCGGCGGCTGATGCTTCCTGGAATATTACCGGAGAATATGCAATCCTGGGCGCCCACTTGAAGGTCGTAAATAAATCGGCCGATAAGAAAATTACTATCGGTGACGTGGTGATCGGTGGTGGTAAGTCTATCGATCTGTATTTCGACGGTAAGGCGTGGTTTACCTCTGACCCGGAGGCCGAGAATGTCGCCGATCAGGTAGATGTCCAACATATCGATGAGGAGGATGGTAACTAATGGCAAAAGTTTTACGATTGGTTCTCCATTGTACGGCTACGCCTGAAGGCTGTCCGGTGTCCTCCGGAGATATCCGGAGATGGCACACCGACCCGGTGAGTAAAGGCGGCCGTGGTTGGAAACAAGTCGGTTACACCGATATGATCCACCTCGATGGGAAAGTCGAGCGCCTGGTACAAAATAATGAGGATGCGAACGTCGATCCCTGGGAGATTACCAACGGGGCACAAGGCTATAACAGTACAAGCCGGCACGTTGTGTACGTCGGAGGCGTGGCCAGAGATGGAAAGACTCCCAGGGACACCCGCACCCCTCAACAACTCAAAGCACTGGAGGCATACGTGAAAGACTTTCACCGGCATTTTCCGGACGTGAGGATCGTCGGTCATAACGAACTGGCCGCAAAGGCGTGCCCTTCCTTTGATGTACAAAAGTGGCTCAAACAAATAGGTATTAACCAATAAATAAGACCAGACAATGACGGAGACTATTTATACTCTAATGCAGTGGCTTATTCCATCGGGGAGTCTGGCGACCGTTGTTGTCTGGCTTACGAATAAAACTCTGCGTAACCTTCGGGCGACTAAAGAAATACACGACACTTATAAAGTCATGTATGAGGACGTTAAGGTTACATTAATTGCAATATCAGATGAAAATAAAAAATTGTGTACGGTTGTCGCCCGTTTGGAACGGGCTGTTTCTAAAGCTCCGAGCTGTCGGTATTATGATACTTGCCCTATTAATCACGAGCTGCGGGAGCTCTCGGAAGTTAATGGAAAGCGCAAAGGAAGTAAGAGACAGCGTGGTGATAAGAGAAATACAGACAGTGATAAACGTCCCGGTACCGGAGTCGAAAGTGGAACTGGTGATCCCGACGGAGAACCTCCATAATTTGCCGCCGGGTGCCGTCTATGCGGATAAAAACGGCCAGGCAAATGTAAGAGTAACGACCAGGAACGATACGATTTATGTTTCCGCCTCGTGTGATAGTCTTTCCTTGCAATGCGAACGATACGAAAAGGAACTGGTAAGGATCAGGAATGACACCGAAAAGCAACTCACCGAGGTAAAGAAAAACGGCTTTCAAACGCTGTTCAAATGGTGTTCAATCGGTTTTTGTGCCGGTGTTGTATTGACGTTTATAGTAATAATCATTTTAAAACGAAAAAAGATATGGTAAAGGACGAACAGGGCTTAATGTATGGCCTGGACGAATTTTTGTTTAACGGTAAATCCCTCGGTTTTATCGAGGAGGACTCCTTCGACTGGGGTGGTGCAAAAGGAGAAGTAACCGAGATCAGAGCCGCTCAGAAAAAAGGTTATCCGGTGAAAATCATTCCGAAATCGAACGGTACTGTAAAACCGACTTTCGATCTGATCCAGTTTAATTACGAGAACCTGGCGGCGACGATGGGCGGTACCGTTAAGAAAACCGGTGAAACTGCGACCGGATGGGCGGCTCCCAGCAAGCTCGTAACAATCACCGGAGAGGTTACGATCGATACGGACTCCGGTCAGCGGATCACTATTCCGAATTGTTTGATCTCCGCTTATATCGGTGGTAATCTGAATCTGACCTCTGTATCGAAAATCAAATGTGAGCTGGGGATCATGGAACCGGCCGACGGCGGCGATCCATTCAGTATCGATGATATCCCGGCCGGTGCAGAAGGGTAAAGGTGTGGGGTATGAATGTGGAACTGGAAACCTCGGAGGCGTTGCTGGATATCGGCGTCTCCCTTCCTTTTAAGGAGTTAAAAATCCCCTTTGTCAGGCGACGGATCAAATTACGTGTAACCATGAAACGGCCGTGCCTGGGGAGTCAGATCAGGATCGCCCGGAATTATTTAAAACTGGGTACAACGTATGAGGAGATGAAATCTTTTACAAAGGATCAGGAGATGGAGTTCCTCGCCCGGCATGGTAAAAGGATCAGTAAAATGATCGCTCTGACAATTTGCCGGGGAGCTTTCTCCGGTTGGTTCTTTTCTCCCTTCGTGGCGTGGGTGATCCGATGGTTTGTACCGGATATTTTTATCCAGGGAGCAAACCTTCGCTTTGTCACTCTCCTGGGAACAAAGGGTTTTACGAATATTATCAGATCGTCCGAAATAGCGAACCCGCTCCGGCCGAAACTGAGCCAAAAAAGAAGGGGGAGTTAAAGGGTCACATGGAGGGCTCCCATAGCCCCTTTGGTGTAATCTGGCAGATAGCGACGGAAACGGGCTGGAACAAAGATTATATCATGTGGAAAATCAATTATCAAACGCTTATGATGATGATGGCGGACGCTGTTCGCTATGTAAAGGACGATAAGAAAGATAACAAAGGCCGGGGCGGCAAAGGTAGTGCTCTCGGTTATTTTCAATCACGATTAAAAAAGTAATAAATGAAACCTGTCGAAATAGAATTTATAATGCGTGACAAATTGTCTGACGGTATGGATAATGCCGGTAAGGCCGCTACTTCTATGGGTGATAAGGTTACTCAAACGGCCGACCAGGTGAAAGCTAAAATCACCGAGCAAAAGACCGTTATTAAGCAGGTCGAGGATGATCTGAAGAATTTAGAGAAACAATACGCTAAGATGGCGCCCGGTGCCGCCCAGGCTGAAATGAAAGCTGAGATCCTCGCCTGTAAGAAATGCCTGGAGGAAGAGAAAGGCGCTCTTCAGGGGGTTGAGCAAGAATATGAGAGTACACGGGCGTCCTCGAAGCGTTTGTCGATGCAACTCCGGGAAATGCAGGACGCTATGGCACGTTTGCGCCTGGAGGGAAAAGAACTCTCCCCGGAGTATCAGGAAATGGCGAATAAGGCCGCTGTCCTGGCTGATACGATCGGCGACCTCCGTACTCAAACCAATATTTTGGCGAATGATGACGCCGGGCTTCAGGGAGTGATCTCCGGAGTGAACGGACTCGCCGGTGGCTTTACGGTTGCGACGGGTATCATGGGTGTTTTTGCCTCTGAAAATGAAGATTTGATAAAGATACAAACGAAGGTTCAGAGCGTGATGGCGATTACGATGGGGTTACAGCAGGTTATGAATACCCTGAACAAAGACTCCGCCTTCCGCCTTGTTACTGTCGTAAGGATGAAAAATCTCCTCACGGCGGCAAATACCCGTCTGGCCGTTTCTTTGGGTATTTCAACGGCCGCCGCTCAGGCTTTAATGGCGACACTTACTCTGGGGCTCTCGATCGCTATAACGGCGGCGATTGTTTTATGGGATCGGTACAGTAGCGCTCAGGAGAAAGCCCGGAAGGCTGCCGCCGATTTTGCGGAGAAGGTCGCCAATATTGCAAATAAGACGATTACGAGCTTTCAGCAAATGGTTACTGAGTGGGGTAAACTCGGTGACGATATGGAAGCCAAAAAGAAATATATCCAGGAGAACGCCGACGCTTTTAAAACTCTCGGTGCCCGGATCACTGAGGTATCGGATGCGGAAAAGCTCCTGGTCGAAAATAAGGAGAAGTTTATCGAAACCATTCTCCTCAAAGCGAAGGCCGCCGCCTCTATGGAGCTGGCCGCCGAAAAATACAAAGAAGCCCTCCAGAAGATGACGGAGGCGGAGTCTCTTCCCCAGACTAAAACACATAAGTACAGCACGGCCGACAATATAATCGACGTGTTTAAATCCAGTTCCTGGCAAACGATCGAGTATAAAAATCCAGAAGTAACCGCTCTGGAGGAAGAGGGTAAAAAGTTAGAGGGTGAAGGTAAAGCCTTTATCGAGAAAGCCGCCCAGTTCTCAGCAGAGGAGCGGGAGATTTTAAAGAGTATCGGTGTCGGTAGTGTGGATGAGGTTATCTCTGGAAGTGTGGCCGCCATTGAGGCGACTATCGCCCTGAAGAAAGAGTCCTTAAAGAAGATCACTAACCGGGCGGATTATGAGAAGATCGAAAAGGAGATCAAACAGGAAGAAAAGAAATTAAGGGCTATCACCGGAGCAAAAGACGGAAGCGAAAAATCGAAGCCGGTTAATAACCTGGCCGATCTGGAGGTAAAAGCCCGTCTGAAGATCGAGGAACAAAACCTGGCTATCCGCAAAGAGGGATACGATAAGCAGCGAGCCCAGGCCGCCCATGAGTTCGAGGCCGAGAAACAACGGATCGAGAAAGAGGAGAAGGATCGCCTCGCCCTCTATGAAAAATTAAAGAAAGCCGGGGAGAAAGTTACTCCGGAACAAAAACAGGTTATACATGACCAGGCGGCCATCCAGAGATTAAAAGCCGCCCAGATATACGATAAGCAGGTCGCCGATCTCGATAAAAAAGAGCTGAAGGAAAAAACCGACTCCTTTAAAAAATTACTGGAGCCTTACCGGAATTTTGCCCAGCAGCGTCTCGATATCGAAAAGAAGTTTAACGACGATATCGCAAAGCTCCAGAAGGCGAAAAGTGCCGAGCGCCTGAAAGCAATCGGAGACGAAATGGTCTCCGCTTTTGGTAACGGGAATGTCGATTTACTCGCCAGGCCGATGATCGATGCGGCGAAATTAGCGGAGGCCGGGTGGAAAGATGTCGGCGAAGGTATCGCCACGGTATTCTCTTCCCAGTACGGTGTTCAGGATGCCTCCGGAAAGGAAACGGAAATCCTGGTTACTCCGATCCTTCCGGATGGGACGGTATTAAGCGAGTCGGAGCTTCAGGACTATGTGGATAATGTTTTAAACGGAGCCGACGATCTCCTGAAAGCTGATACAAAAGGGATCATTATTTCTGTTGGTGTCGATGTGGACGGATCAGCCGGAGAAATGCTCCACGAGCTTCAGGGAAAGTATTATGATCTGAAGAGTAACACGGAAGAGAACGCCGACCTGGATAGCCAGCTCGATACTGGTATCGTGGAAGCCGAACAGGCAAAGAATGACGCCCTGGCGGAGCTCGACCGGGTGTTTGCAGAGAAAGACGTTTATTATCAGGCGTTAATGTCTCAACTTGGAAATATGAGCCTAAATCAGCTCTATAAAGCCCTGGAGCAAGCCGAGAAGGCGCTGGCCGAAAGTTCGGTAAATAACGGAACGGACTCGAAGCAAACGGCCGTGTTCCGTGCGAAAGTGGCCGCCCTGAAAGATGAGATAAAATACGCAAAGGCCGAGAAAGAAACCAAAGCTCCGGACGATGCGAAAAAATGGAAAAAGAACTCTGACGCCATAAAGCGCTGTAAAGCCGAGGTCGATGGTATGATCGACTCTATGGACTTTTTGGATGACTCCACAAAGGAGGCACTCCAGGCGGCGTCCAATATTGCCGGTGGTGCTATCGCTATGATCGACGGTATTAAAATGCTGGGTGTTGGAGCGGCCGAAAGTATTTCCGCCGTTGAAAAAGCGAGCGTCATTCTCGCTATTGTCGGAGCTGCGATCCAGATTATGACGGCGATCTTTTCGATGGGAGCCGCCGCCGAAAAACGGCACCAGGAAGCCCTCGCCGAGGTTGCAGCCAATAAACTGGCCATGCAACGGGAATACAATCTTCTTTTACTTCAGCAGAACCTTTTGATGAAGGAGGCGGAGAATATATTCGGCGAGCAGTCTATCGCTAAAGCTGCCAGAGCCGTGGATGTTTACCGGGATGCGATCCGCTTATATAAAGAGGAACTCCAGGGAGCCGCCCCCAAAAAGACCTGGATGGAGGCAATGACAAACGACGTTTTCGGTACCTATCAAAAACGCCTGGCCGAGTACGAAAAAGGTATCGGCGCCCTTACGAATGTAACGGTAAAGACCGGGCATAAGAAAACGGGGCTTTTCGGCTGGGGGAAAGGAAAGGATATTTATTCCGGTGTTTTGGACGTATATCCTGACCTGATCGATGGAGAGAACCGGCTGAATGTTGAACGGGCAAAGGCTATTGTCAGTACTCAGACGATGAGCGACGAAAATAAAAACCTCCTTCAGGACTTAATCGATCTTCAGGAGCAAGCCGACGAAGCCCAGCAAGCTCTCCGGGATTACCTTCAGGATACTTTCGGCGGTTTGGGCGACGGTATAATGGATAGCATAACCGACGCAATTATGACCGGTAACGATGCCTGGGAGGCTTTCGGCGATAAAGGTGCAGAGGTTCTGGAGAACCTCGGCCGCCAGATCGCTTACTCCCTCTTTTTTGCCGGTAAGTTCGATAAATTACAAAAGCAGTTAGAGGAAATATACGGGAGTGGCAAAAGTGAGGAAGAAATTGCAAAGGACGCCATGAACCTGGTCGGCGATTTTTATAACGGTATCGGTAGCGATATGGATGCCGCCGAGGATTTTATGAATAATTGGAAGGATGAAGCCGCAAAACGTGGTTTTAATCTTTGGAAAGGCGACGATGATACCGCCCAGCAGAGTGGCAAGTCCGGAGCGTTCCAGACGATGGATCAGGAGACCGGTACCGAGTTAAAGGGGCTATTTACTTCCGTCCAACAACATGAAGCGAACATCGACGAAAATGTTCAATATGTAAGCGAGGAGATGCACCAATGTACGGACTATCTCCAAAGTATTGATAACAATACAAAAGGGTGTGATGACAAATTAAAACGTATCGCCGACGATATCGAAAAAATTCGCCGGGATGGAATTAAAACGCAATGATATGGATATACTGGAAGGTCTTTTATATATCAACGATAACGATGTCTATAAGGCATACGGAGCGTTTCTCTCGGAAGATAAAGCGGGAGATAATAAAAACTATACCGCCCTGATGGAACCTCCAAAAATGAAGCCATACACGGCCGTTTCATTCAGGGAGCACGACGGGGAAAAACTGCCGGCGAAACTTACTCCGGCTTTCGAGCCCAGAGACTTTACGCTCCAGTTTGCCATCGTCGGAAACGGTAAAGCGGACTTTATCAAAAAGTACCAGGACTTTATCACCCTTTTAAAATCCGGCTGGTTGGATATCCGGCTCCCGGAGCTCGGTAAGACCTACCGGGTATATTACAAAGAGGGAACCGGATATGAGCAATTAACGCCCTTGGATGCCGGGGCGGTTGCCGCCAGTTTTAAAGTGAAATTCCGGGAGCCTATTCCCACTATATAAACATTGTTCAAATATCGTTCAAACAGCGTTCAAATGGAAATAAAAATATACAGTCAAAACGGAACATTAAAGGCGACGGTCTCTCCTTCGGATAGTTCCTCCTGGAATAAGGAGGTAATGTCCGATAATGTCCTGAACCTATCGTTTACCCATTACGACTATGTTCCGTTGAAGGTGAACGATTATGTCGATTTTGGAGGAGAACGTTTTAAGCTCCTGAAAGATTACCGGCCTCAGAAAGTTTCCAGCATAGAGTATCAGTACGACGTTAAGTTTTACGGTATTGAGTCGGAGCTGAAGAAAGCTCTCGTATTGAAAATGGTCGATAATGACAATGATACGAGCTTTTCTCTAACGGATAGCCCGGCGGCTCACCTCCAGCTCGTGGTCGATAATATAAACCGTATAAAAGGTACGAAAGACTGGACGATCGGCCAGGTAATCGATGCCGCAAACGAAGATATCACCTACGATTGTACAAATTGTTTCGATGCTCTTCAGAAGATCGCCGAGGCGTTCGGGACGGAATGGTGGATCGAGAATACAACGATAAATCTCTCCAGGTGTGAACACGGCGATCTTTTAGAGCTTGGATATGATAAAGGACTCCTGAAGATCAGTAAAGACGGGAACGATAACGCCCCATTTTTTACGAGGTTGTATCCGATCGGAAGTACCCGTAATATCGACCGTAAAACTTACGGGAGTGCTCGTTTGCATTTACCCGGAGGAGCCCAGTACGTGGAGCAAAATATCGATCTGGGGGTCGTTGAACATTCCGAGGAGTCAGCCTTTAAAGATATCTATCCCCGGCGGATCGGTCACGTTGGAGCCGTTCGTGTTGTTCCGACAATGATCGAGGGTGTCGAACGTGATGTTTACTATTTTACTGATCCGGAGCTGAATTTTAATCCGAATGATTACGAGATCGCCGGCCTGGTCAAAATGATAAAGTTCCAGGCGGGAGAATTAAACGGTCAGGATTTTGAGGTGAACTGGCACGCCGATACGAAGGAGTTCGAGATCATAAACCAGTATCCTTACGAAAATCAGCAACTCCCCGGCGGGAACCTGATCCCGAAAACGGGAAACGATTATGTTCTCTATAATACCCGTATGCCTGAAGAATATTATTGTCTGGCTGAGGAGGAGTACGCCGGGGCTGTTATCAAATTTCTGGAAAAATACAGTATCGACACGGCTATTTATAAAGCTCCGACGGATTATATCTATTTTGAGGAGCACGAAATAAACCTAAAGATCGGCCGGAGAGTTCGCCTATATAGCGACGAACACTTCGACGCCGGATATCGTGACAGCCGGATCGTGTCTTTTTCCCGGAAATTAAACAATCCCCAGGATATGGAGATCGGTTGTTCGATGGCTGTATCAACCGGAAAGATCAGCAAACTGGAGAATAATATCGTCGAGATACAAGCAGCCTTTAAGGAGCAATTAAATAAAGATGTCCTCCAGATATTGAAGTCCTGGGACAGCGCCGATCCGTCCGAGTATAACGTATTTTCCGCCCGTCGGTCAATGCGGGAGTTTCTCCTGAAGAACCAACCGGACGAAGCCAAAGCGTATATAAATTTTATGCGTGGCCTGGGCGTTTGTGGTAAACTGTTTAACGATATTCTCCGTGTCGGCGATAAAGGTGAGGCGAGTAATCAAAGCGTGTACTCTTCTCTCCGGACGAATAAGGAGATCGAGGCTGCGATCGAAGAACTGGACGATAAGTATCTCCGGAAAGATATCGAAGATACGGCCAGAGAGCTGATCCACTTCCTGAAGGGGATCGATGTAAAAGACGCTGGTGTTTTCCATGACTCTTTGAACTCTCCGGATTTTGCCTCCGGTTTTTTAAACGGTAAAGGCTGGGCGATCCTTTTACGTGAGGTTTTGAATGTGGCCGGCGCAAAGGAGAAAAAATCATACGCTGAGTTTGACGAAGTAACGATCCGGGGAGCTCTTCGGGTGTTTGAGTTGATTATAAACCAGCTCAAAGGTGAGGGCGATAACTCGGTTTTTTCCGGCATGATGAAAGTGGATCATGTCGATATCGCCAATAAAAAAATATTTTTGGATACGGGCGGCGGGTTGTTATTTAACCCGTTCTGGGGGGATGATTATCTGGAATGTCAGCGTTTTGGAGGACGTCCGGCCGCCGGGAACGATTATAACGTAACAAAACATTACGAGCTTGTGGTCTCCGGTACCGGGATCGGATCGGAAGGAGACGGCGAGAACCGTCTGGACTGGATTACTTATAACAGTTTTTCCGGATCAGAGTCGGATATCCAAAAAGGAGATGTCCTGGTTCGTATGGATAACCTTACCAATCCGGATAGAAAAGGTATTATAATGAATACAACGGTCGGGGCTTTCGCTCCTTACACCGATGTACTCTATGGTGCTAAAACCGACCCCGATAATGCGATCAAGTCCAGGAGCGGAAATCTGGCCGGTATTTATAATATGTGGTTCGGGTGGCTGAAAGGGTTCGGGGCTTTTATAGAGAACTTATACGCTATCGGTGAGTTTCACTTCCGGAACGGTGAGAATATCCAGACCCGTCTCGATATGATGGAGAACCTCTTCCGGGTCGATATGCAGAATAAGACCTATAACATGAGTGAGGAGGACAACTTCCTGAAGAACGCCTCTTTTACTGAAAATATGGATGGCTGGGAACGTGAGAACGTGATCCGGGCATACACGGTAAACGGTAAACTTTTAATGTTTAACCGTAATCTTTTCGCCGCAAAAGAGAAGGTCGCCGGGATTGTGAACCTGGACGGGCGGAATATTCTCCGGATCAAAAACAACGGTATCCGCCAGGCAAATGCCGATATAAAGAAGCCGGAGCCGACCAGTGTCCTGTATCTTACTTTTAAATTTGTATGTAAGTCGGCCGGTTATTTGACCGTCGGTTTTGAGAAACCGGCTGGATCAGTCTCTCCGGAGGGGAGCCTTCCTTTTGTAAAGGAGACGATCCAGGAAGGAACGGAGACGGAAACCCGGCAATATTCCGGGACGTGGGATGGTATCGGAGATTTTGTACTCCGTTTTACCGGTGATATATATATCGATGTGCTGGCGCTTACAAACCGTCCTCTCGATGATTTTAAGATCGAGGTCGGTACGAAGTTTGAACAAACCTCCGAAAAAATCGCTCTCCTGGGTACCAGGATCGATAATACGAATAAAACAGTTTCAAACCTCGGTATCGAATTGAGCGCTGCAAAAGAAGATATCCGTATCTGGGGAGAGAAGGTCGATAAGAATAAGGCGACCCTTACCCAGATCGGGATCGATCTCGACCTGGCGGAAGAAAAACTGAATTTATACGCCAATAAGACGGACGATATAAATAATACAGTTACGAACCTCGGTTTAAGGATGAACGCCGCCGAGTCAAAGCTGGAGTTATTCGCTCAGTTTGAGGATAAGGCAAATGGTACCCTTACAAACCTGGGAACCCGTATGAACGCCGCCGAAGGTACGATCGAGACTTATGGTCAGCGGATCAATAGCCTGGACGGAACGGTCGTGAGCCTCGGTAATCGTATGAATACAGCCGAGGGAACGCTTTCGACCTATGTAAACAAAACAAATCTGATCGACGGAAGTCTCACAAGCCTGGGAACCCGCATGAGTGCAGCCGAAAAGAAGTTTACTAATTATGTACTGACCGACACTTTTAACGGAACGGTCGGCGATATAAACGTGACTTTAAATCGCCACTGGAGTGCTATCGAACAAACGGATCATAACCTTTTACTTTCGATAAACAAGTCCACAGGGTACCCCATCAATAAGGACGTAAAGTTCCTGAAGGGGACGAACGGGATATCGGTATATAATAATTCCGGTGGATCGGCTGTAACTGTTACCCGTTATGAGACGGCGGAAAACAGCGGAGTTTTCCAGCTCCGGGTTCAGAAAGTTGTCGGGAACTCTTCTCCTGGTTTGGGTGGTTTTACCTTCTCCACTCCGACACGGGCAAACGCCGTGTTTGAGGCTCGGTTTGCGGCGAATGTTCCTAAAGGTTACACTCTGAACTTTGCCTCTAATGCAACGGGAAACAACGGCCGTACTTTATGGATCACGGATAACGTCGGTACCGGGGACTGGAAGGAGTATAAGTTTCAGGTCTTTTGCGGTGACTCCGGAACCTTCTCGACGACTAACTTCTTTTATCTGACCAGGGATAATAATACCGATACCTATAATACGGCTGTTACCTGGTATTTGAAAGAGGCGACGGTATTCGATTTGTCCGGATATGAAGACCCGGTAACATATATTAATTTGACCGATGATCTGGCAAAGATTAAGGCGAAGCGTATCCAGTTCGAGGGTCTCGTTACTGTTAATGAGAAGTTTAAAATATTGGAAAACGGTACGATTGAGGCGGTGGACGGAAAGTTCAGCGGTACTCTTACTGGTGTAACCGGGTCTTTTAAATCTTTGGATTGTATAAATAGTGCCGGAAAAACCGTCGGAGGGATATCGTTCGGGAGTGACGGGAAAATGTGGTTTAGTGGAGATTTGTATCACCAGGGATATGATTATGAAAAAAGTCGTGGATATCGGTTTTATACCGCTGATATTTGGTGTCGTGGCTCCTTTGGCTCCTCCCAAAGGAATACATTGGTCGTGTACGGGTCTTACGCTTATTTTTATGTGAACCGGCTCGGCGGAACGGGGCGTGTGTATAAATCGCTAACCTCGGCCAAAACTTCAAACGGTACAACGTATTACATTATTCCGCTATACGGAACGGAAGGAGACGCTGCTGGCTTTCCTGTCGATCAGGTCGTGATAAATACTTCAGGAACTTATCGGTATGCTTTAAGTGGGGATTGTAGTCAGCGGGTGATGGTTATTAACGCAAACGACCAGAATAGTAATATTTACATTATTGTAAACGGGAATGAGGTACGATGGGCAGGAGGAGAAATGGCGGAATGTTCAAATATAGTTGATTTTATGAGTCCGTCTCCAGCTTCAAACCTGATAGGGAGAGGTTGGATGGTTGGCGCCTTCAGAGATAATAACTGGTCATAAATTTTTAATAATATGAAAGCGATTGATTTTAGTAAAGTTCTGGTGGAATACCGGATCGGAGAACCGGAGGAAATGGACGTCCGCCGGTCAGTAGCAAACGAAATAAATCAGCATACGGCGGATATCGGTCTGGCTGATTTTGCCCGAAAAATATACTATTCGGAAGAGCCGGTCGAAATACCGGAGGAATACGTGGATAAAATCGTCCTGATCGTCACCCATTCGAGTACGATCATAGCCGCCGCAAAAACAGCGGTTACAAAGTTGATCCGGGAGTCTTTCGAGATCGTTCCGGGCGGTACTTTGGAAAATAATGTGGAACCCCATAAAACAGAGGAAAAATGAAAAAAGTAGAGGACAAAAGAAGCCAGGCGTATCAGTCTGAAGTAAAAGGCACGAGTATTAAAATCGATTATCGTGCAAGTATTGAACCGACCGACAAAGGAGAAGAGGTCGTCAGCATTTACGGTACTATCACGAAGGACGGTAAAAATATCGGTAGTGTTAGTTACGAAAAAGTTCCGGATCGTATGCACATAACATTCGAGCCTTTCTCCGGTACTACTTTCAAAGAGAAACAAGCCGTTACCGCCGTTGTAGTGACTGACGTAAACGAAGTATTAACAGCAGAATAACCGGAGTATGGCTTATAAGCGTGAAGAACTTGATTATATGGCCGCTCAGATGCTCCCGGTTATTCTGGAGAAACTGGGTGTCGAAGCTCAGGGCGTTTCGGAGGTCGAGGTCGTTAATGACCTTACCGGTGTTTTCACGCTTCCGGCTTACAAAAAGGTGGGAGGCGTCGAGAAGATCGTGGAGGCTCCTCTGGAGCTTCTCTCGAAGCCGATCGATGACGCCGTGGATGAATGTAAGGAGGCGGCCGGTAAAGCAAACGCCGCCGCTTCTGCCGCCAATACGGCCGCCGGTAGTGTGAACGCTGCAAAAGATGCCGCTCAGGAGGCGGCTAATAATGCGAATAACGCCGCTGCGAGTGTTGAAGCGGCCAAAACAGCCGCTAACACAGCGGCGGCGGGAGCCAATGCCGCCAGGGATGCCGCCAATACGGCTACGACTAAGGCCAATACGGCGGCTGACGGAGCCAACGCCGCAAAGGTTAGGGCTGAGACTGCCGCCCAAAATGTGGAGGCCGCTACAAATGCCGCTAATGCTGCCGCAACGGCCGCCAATATAGCGAAAGCCGGGGCGGATACAGCCACTGGGAAAGCCAATACTGCCGCCAATGCTGCCAATACGGCAAAAACCAACGCCGATACAGCAACCGGGGCGGCTAACACTGCCGCTTCTTCAGCTAATACGGCCGCTACAAATGCTAACACGGCCAGAGATAGTGCTAACCTGGCGGCGGCGGGAGCCAATGCCGCCAGGGATGGTGCCAATACGGCAAAGGTCAATACTGAAGCGGCGATCCGTAACGCTCAAACAGCCACAACGGCGGCTGAAACTGCGACCTCAAACGCCAATAAAGCAAGCCAGGCGGCTAATACGGCGGCTGATGCTGCCAATAAGGAGGCGTCATCTACGACAACGGTGAAAAATGAAGCCCAGGAAGCCGCCGCACGGGCTAATACGGCGTCGTCTAATGCAGAGGCGGAGATCGCTAAAATGAAGGAATTGCAGCAATCCATAAGCGGAGCGGCCTCGTTATCCCCGACCCGTATGGAACTCACGTACTTGAAGGAGATATCGACCTGTAACCCTTACCACCAAAAAATCGGGTTTAAGTTGTTGCCGTCATTCTCTCTCCAGAATGTTCTTTTCCTTCCGGCCGGAGGTGAGTCGGTGTCCGTTGATCCGAGTGGTACTCTTACGATCAATAAAACGGGAATAACGAGATTTTATGTTATCCCCACGGGTGCAACCCATTTATATCAGGCTATATCGATTACGATCCGGTCTCCTAAAATCAGGAAAACGTCCGGTGGAAAGATGCGTTTATCGGGTGGTAAAGTCCGTGTTTTTTAGAATAACTTTTAAATAAATATTTGAAATGACAGCAGATCAAGAAAACAGATTATTAACAATGTTAGATGCCTTTGAAGGCGGCCAGACGATTAACGATTTGCCTCTGGCTACCGGTAGCCTGAAAGACTTAAAAATTGAAGTTTTCGACGGTACCGGCGACTCTAAAAAGTTGAATTTAACGGAGGCCGTGGTAACGACTAATTATGAATGTTGCGGTCGGTACTGGGATACGGCGAACTCCACTTATAAGGCTGCCGGGTATTACGGTAGTCTGGATATGCTCCGGAACCTTCCTTCTTTGCTTGGTTTGGGCTGTTATCTGGTACAAGATGACCGCTCAAAGAAAAAACTCGACCCGGTGGATCATTATCGTTTCTCCGACGGGTCTCCGGCGAAGCTCGACGGAACAATGGGTCAGTATATGTGGTGCTGGAGCCGTGGTTTTTGGTTCAATACCTGGAAAGAAGGTACTCAGGAGTTTTGGGTGGTATCTTTTAATGATCCTATTCCGGGAAAAGAGTCGTACTATATTCCGCCTGGAGGTCTTTCCGCTTTAGGCGGAGGAGTGATGGATCGGACAAATAGTATTCTTTGTTCCGTTATAAACGATGCTCCTCAATTTCGTGGCGGAGGTAATCAGGTCGATTGGGACGGAACCTTCAGGAGTCAGCTCGGTATGGTTGCGACCGCTCTCCCTTATCGGAGTTTTTCGACTTATGCAAGGAAACGAGGTGAAGGCTGGGACGCAAACTGGTATGTCGCCCAGGCGGTGCCTATTATTCTATTTCCGATTATTTTCGGAACGCTTAACTGGCAGGAAGGATATAACGCCAATAAGGACGCAAACGGCCTTTATCAGGGCGGAATGGGCTCCGGAGTAACTAATATGCCGAGCTGGGATCAATGGGGCTATTATCCTATTATTCCGACGTCTGTCGGTGTTGAGCTCGGCGATGCTTGCGGGGTTGTAACTTATAACGTAATGAACTCCGCCGGCGCTTTGCATTATGCAGCCCCCGTTCCCGTTTTCTTTGGCCTTAAACACCCGTTTGGGCATATCTGGAAAATTGTAAACGGGGAGGTTATCGATGCCGGAGCCGAGAAAACGATCGCTTATGTGGCGAAGTCTTTATATGCCGGGTGTAACGTTGATAGTGTGGCCGGATTGATAAAGGGGACGGAATGTTCCAGGACTGAAGGTTATACAAAAAAGTATTCAATGAGTAAGTTATGCGGTGTCGCTACTTTGGTCGGTGGTTCTCCTTCAACTTATTTTTGCGACTACTTTTATACAAACGCTCAGTCCTCCCAGGGTCTCCGTTCCCGGCTGGTCGGTGGCTACGCTAGCAATGGTACGTATGCGGGTGCGTTCTACTCGTCT